TATTAATGAATTTGCGTTACACAACCCTTGCATGATTCCTCTTGATTTCAACCAAAAGATTGAACAGAATGAACCTGAGAAGAAGATACCTTCAACTGCGGCAAACGCCACTAATCTTTCTTGGAAAGATGCGTTCTTAATCCAATCAAGAGCCCATGCCGCCTTCTTTTGTACGGCAGGTAATCTATCAATTGCATGGAAACATTCATCTTTTTCTTCAGGATTTGAAACATAAGTATCAATTAGAAGTGAATACATTAATGAATGTATATTTTCCATCATAAGTTGAAACCCATAGAAGAATTTAGCTTCGGGATATTGTACTTCTTTTAAGAAGTTTTCTGCCAAATTCTCGTTTACAATACCATCGGAAGCCGCAAAAAATGATAATACATTCTTAACGAAATACTTTTCATTATCTGATAAGTTTTCCCAGTCACGAATATCATTTGTTAAATCAATTTCTTCTGCAGTCCAAAACGCTGCTTGATGTTGTTTGTAATATTCCCATATGTCGTTATGTTCTATTGGGAAGATAACAAACCTATCAGGGTTTTCTTTTAAAATTTTTTCCATAATTATTTTTCTATTTTGTTTACGATTGTTGTTCTCTTTGTTTTCTTTTTTCCAAAAGTTCTTTAACACGGTCACGTTTTCTTTCTTCCTGTTGTTCTTCAAATCCTAAGAATGTTACCGAACTTTCAGTATCAATTTCAAGTAATTCATTGTTGAACTTACAGTTTTCAAATACAACCCCATCTTTACCGATACGTGACTTAGTAATAGCAATGGTTGCTAAATTCATTTCTTTTTGTTGTAAAGTTTTAGCCACGGAAATGATAACGTGTCCAACTTGGGCTTTTTTAATTGACCCACCCATTTGGTCAGTAGTTACAACCTCAGAAGAGATTGATGACCTGTTACCTTGTGTTGCAGTCCAACCTACCAATGATAACTCATGACACATCGCTTCAAATCCTCTCATAACCGAACCTTCGGCTTTCCACTCATCTTTACTTGAACTCTCAGGAACCACACAATCAATATAGTCTAAAAGAACTAAATCAATTTTTGTTCCGTCCGCAATCATTTTTCTGATTTGATTTTTGATTTGATTCATAGTCATAGAGTCTGAAGGGAGTTTCTTTAAAATTAACTCGTTCTTCATTGTCTCTTTAATCTCTGTTATTTTACTCATTACGGTTTCTTTGTGTAGAACCAAATTATCAGGTTCAATACCAGTCCATAAGGTGAAATGTTTACGTTGTACAATCTTTGGGTTGTCCTCAAAAAATATTTGAAGAACGTTATATCCAAGATTAAAGGCTGTGTTAGCAATTTTAGTAAGGATGGTAGTTTTACCAACCCCCGTAGGAGCCAATATAACACCTATCTCACCCTTTGCAAGACCACCCTTAAGTAATCTGTCAATTCCTGGTATTCCGATTGGAATAGGGTGTCTAAAATCCTCGTCTAATACTGTTTCAAGGTTAGAGAAGATATCGGTTGTACCCAAATCTCTTTCTCCAACTTGTAACGCCAAACGAATAAGACCCTCAACTTTATCATAAGATTCAAAATCACCTTCAGTAATAATCTTTTGTGATTTATCCATAGCCTTTTGAAGTTCTTGTTGTTTACAAAACTTCAATGCTTTTTCTTGAACAAATTGGGTACCCTCAAATGGAGCGTCTTTGATTTGTTTGATGGTATCAAGAACGATTTTAGCAACCAATTCTTGTGAGATTTCGGATTTAACGATTTGCTCAAGAGTATCAAAGTTAGGGGTAGACTGATATTTCCCATGATACTCCTTTGTCATCTGCAAGATGATTTTAAAGTACTTATTGTCAAAGTAAGCGCTTTCAATAACATCCATAATTGATGTTGAAAATTCTTTATCTACAATAAGTTGATTTAATAGTTGTATCTGGAATGTGTTCCCTAAGTAGTCAAAATTCTTGTTCATATATCGTTTTTGTAAACCCCTGTTTTATTAAATACTTACTTGTTTAGGTCAACGCCCAAATATTCAAAACTTAATTTTGGAGTTGAAAAAATGTCAGTCAATTCACGTAAAACCTCTTTCAAAAATGGTCGTACGTCAACAGTATATCGAACTTTTGGTGGGAATAATTTTCCATCAAAATATCTATGACAGATTGTCTGTTCTCCAATTCTAACGTAAAGGTTGAATTGTTCACTACCTTCAGTGAATGATGTGTCCATGATTGCTGGGTCGGAAAAAATTGCGTCTTTGTTATCAATCATATAGATAACTGTTTTCATTTTTAAGTGATATTGAAGTTCTTCTTTCAAGTATCTCATAAAGTGATACAATTCCAACGAATTTTTTGCCTCAGGATTAAACCCTCTAACATTAAAGAATCTCTGAACTACGATGTTGTCATTCAACGTCATTAGGAATTCCATTTTGGTGCTTTCTTGTTCTTTCATAATTTAATTTTTATTTATTTTTCTTTTTTCTTTTCTGGTTAATTTCATAAATGGTTTTAGGAAGTTGACCCAAGCTTCGTCATTCTTGGGTAGATACTTAAAGAGACCGTCTTCCATCATCATTCTCATTAAGTTTTTGTACCCCCTATCTGTAGGGTCTATACTGTCCGTCAATATCTGTTCCACCAATTCTTTTCCATCATCTGTTATTAAAGGATTAGTAAGGTCTACTATAGTTTTGTTCGTAAGGTAAAACTGTTCTCCAAATATAGTTGATTTTGTTTTACCTTCCAAAAGATTTACCAATGTTTTTATAGGTTTCTTTTGCGGGATATTTCGTGCACAATCCAAGATTTCTTCCATAGTGCAGGGTTTTTCCTGCACCTGAGGGAAAAACTTAACTAATGTTTTTTCTCCAAGTCCTTGGATTCCATCAATATTATCGGATTTGTCTCCAGTGAATATCTTTGTTAATAATACATTGTAGTGAGGTATATCTACTTTGTTCAGAGATATCATATCTCCGTTTTTAAAGTATTGTTTTGTGATAGGTGAATAGATTGTCACATCCGCCGAGATAAGCTGTGTAAGGTCTTTATCTGCAGAAAAAATGATAATCTTTTCGTCTTTAGATATCTTACAATAATAAGCAATGAGGTCATCAGCCTCATTGTTATTCATTTCGACCTGTCTTACAAATATCTCTTCAAGATATTGTTTGATTCGAGACTTCTGATACAAATACGATTCGTACTTGTACTCATTCATGTCTTGTCGTCTGTTCGCTTTATATTGTGGGTATATGGATTTTCTGATAGATGAGTTTGAATCCCCATCCCAAAACACAACAACTTTATCATGGTTGTGCTCTTCAAGGAATTTGCGGAGTATGTTCACAAAGTGAAATACTCCACCCACATGAGCTCCGTCGTTATACACGTCTTTTGCTCCGTGGAATCCTATCTTAAATAAATTATCTCCGTCTACTAATAATGTTCTAATCACGTTTGTGATTTATAATGTGAAACAATATACTAATCCTCTTTTTCTTCTTTTAAATCAAAATCTATAGATGTAACTCCAAGAATATCTTTCCAATAGTCAGCGTATTCTTTTTTGTATGATTCAATAGATACTTTTTCTTCCGCAGCTTCTTTTCCTGCTAAGAACCCGTGTGGTGTCACAATAATCTTTCCGTCTTCATAACCCAATCCATTGATGTGGTTTTTCATAACAGAAACTTTTGTTCTAATTGCAAACTTAACACTTCTCTTATCTTTGGTTGCAGTAATCTTGTTTGTTCCCGCACCTTTTTGGTTACCAAATAAGAATACCAAAGATGAATTTAACCAAATGGCTTCACCACCTTTTGCTTTGATTTTTGGTTGACCAAATGGATTGTCAGGTAACTCAACCCAAGGTTGATTAACAATAACCAATGTGTTTTCATATTTTGAATCCGCTTTACGTGAACCTGAAATACGTTGGTTGATACCCATACCAATCTTGTCTGCTAACGTAGATGCGTTGTGTTGTTTACCACCCTTACCTTCGTAAGTCATCTTACAAGGAACTGAACCAACAGAATCCCATAAGAACAATAAACTATAATCCAACTCACCTTTTTCCTGTGCATCCAACAAACTATTGATGTAGTCTGTGATTTGCTCAATGTAGTCAAAGTCATTATTGAAGATGTAGAAACCATCCCAATCAACTTCACCTGTTGCTTCGTCAACAACTTCCTCACATTCAAAACCCATAAGTTTTGCGTGTTCAAAAGACCATTTTTGTTCTGTGATGATGAATACAGGTAGAATACCTTTCTTCTGAGCATCAACGGCAGTTTTAACCAACGCTGTAGTTTTTCCTGTGTCTGAGTGACCCAAGAACATATTCAAATGTCCGATAGCGGGACCAGGTAATCCAACCGCATCTAAGAAGTCTTGTCCTAAGTCAAAGAATCTTTGGGGTTTGTATTTTGCAGAAGTTGAGAATTTCTTCTTAACTGAACTGAAATCGTTTTTCTTTATTGCCATGTTTTGTATAAATTAAATCATGCATGGTACCATACAAGATACCATACATGATGTGTTTTGTTTAATTAGAAAGGTAAGTCTGTGTCAACCTCGTCATTTGATTGAGGGTCAACGATAGGTGTTTTTGTTTCAGCCTTTTTAGCTCCACCCATAGATGTTGTAGATTCGGTATCGTTACCGTATACATAACCACCTTTATCACTATCCCATTTTGGAGTTTCTCCACGAGCAATCGCTTCAAGATAGTCAACAGGTTTTTTAGAATATACGTCCAACCAAGTCAACTCGTCATTAATCCAAGAATCTCCTTGAACTTTTTCTTCGTGTATTGCAGTTGGGTCCTCATACATAATAGTAGATACACTTGTGTATTCTTTACCTGCAGGTGTTTTAGATTTTGTCAATTCAATGATAAGGTCACGTCCTTTTTCAGGGTCAGTGATATCACCTTTGTTTCTCCAAATTGGGATGATTTTGTCCAAGATACCATCGTTCTTGTAATTGTGTTTAAATCTCCAAAATTTTGGACCGTCTTCTTCTCGGTCTC